GCTCATCGCACCTTTTGCATAATCTGTCGCCCGATTTTCAAAAAAGTTAGTGTGAGTTGGCGCATTAATCATTTCCTCGACCCAGGGTAAAGGATTTCTTTTTACTTTCATTATACCCTTGAGACCAAGACTAATAAGACGGCGATCAGTAATATAACGAATATAACGTTTAACGTCATCAGCAGATAGGTTATACATATCGCCCATGCCAAATGATAGATCGATAAAACGATCTTCGAGGTCAACCATTCTTGTTGCAATAGTATAGATTTCAGATTTGAGAGTATCGTTCCAAATTTCACGATTTTCCTCGATATAAGTTCTAAACAATTTAATCATTGACTCGGCGTGCATTGTTTCATCAACGATTGACCACGTTACAATCTGACCCATGCCTTTCATCTTTCCATGTCTTGGAAAATTTAACAGCATGATGAAGGAGCTAAACAATTGCATCCCTTCAGTAAATGCAGAGAATAGCGCGATATTCTTCGCAACAGATGCAGTGTTTACAAGCCCATTAGACCCATTCAAGATATAATCGTGTTTATCACGCATTTCTTGATACTCAAGAAACTGATTGTATGTGGTTTCAGGTAAACCAAGCGTCTCAATGAGATGACTATACGCTGCAATGTGCAATGCTTCGCGCGCCGCGAAGCCAGACAACATCATACGAATTTCTGGCTGAGGAAAATGAGGAAGGTAATTACGAACGTAACCACCAGCAACGTCAATATCTCCTTGCGTAAAGAACCTGAATATGTGCGTGAGGAATTCTTTTTCATTTTGCGTAAGTTTGTTTTTCCAGTCTTTAACATCTTCAATCATCGGGACTTCAGTATGCAACCAATGTGCTTGTTCATGTTTTAGCCAAGCGTCATATGCCCATGGATAACTGAACGGTTTAAAATGTGATCTTTCGTCGGTAAGTCTAAGTTTCTTTTTAACCATTTGCCCACTCTTTAATTTGATTTGGTGAATGAACGCCGACCAATCTTTTTTCAATCGACCCATCCTTTAACACCAATGTCGGCACTGAACGAATTGCGTATTCTACAGCCATGTCTTCAAATACGTCAATGTCGATAACTTCAATTGGAATGTCCAGGTTTGCTTGCTCTAAGTTCATTGACAATGCCTTACATGGTTGACACCATGAGGCAGTAAAACGATAAATCTTTTTCATGTAAATCCTTTACTTGGTATACATTACATCTGTTGTATCACCTAAACGCCATTTCGGATTCGTTTCAACAACATATTTTTTTGTACACACTTTGAAGTCAGGGAACAACATTTGTTTCGGATTGCTTGCTGCATCAAAGAATATGCACCGATTATTTGGTTGCGCTGCGTATTGCCCATTATCAAGTTCAATAAAATTAAACGACTTGTGATCTTCAGGCCACTCGCTATAACTTGTATCAATAAGGTTTAGATCGGGACTTGCATTATCAACAGTAAACAAATAGTTTCCTGAATATAATTGTTTATCTTTCGCATAGAATTGGCATGATAAATTTCGAAGGAACGCCTTCTGCATGATTGCAATATTATAACTGAAACAGTCCCATATTTGCAATGTGTCTAAATCTAAAAAGTCATCAGGATTCAAAGCATCCTTCCTGCTCACAAATGCATTCAGAGGTAACTTGTCATATAGAGCGCCATACCGAGGAAGGTATGCTTCAATACGAAACGCTTGACTTCTTAAACTTTTTATTGACACCCATATACACGGTTCATATTCGCCGTGACCTTTTTCAAAATCATAAAGGAATTCACGGCGAATGTAACAATGCACAGGGGGTAGATTGGCAATTAGAAAAGACATATCATCCCTCGCAAGCCAAACATTCTTCGCCCAGTGCAAGAGCCTTTAGATCGACTTCTTGAATCACTTGTCTTTCAATCTTGTTCGATACTTTATCTGCCTTGCTGATTTTTTCTGACCTACAATAGTAAAGTGTTTTGAGACCTTGTTTCCATGCTTGAAAATGAACTGCATGAAGATATTTTACACCTACATCTGGACGGAAAAAGAGGTTAATGGATTGTGCTTGGTCAATGAAACTTTGTCGCTGACTTGCGTGCTCCACAACCCATCGCTGGTCAATCTCCATAGACGTTTTGAATACGTCCTTTTCCCAGTCAGACAATATGTCAAGGTGCTGTACTGATCCATCGTTTGCAATAATACTTGACCAGATTTCTTGATAATCCAATCGCTTGTCAGCATCACACTTCTCCTTGATTATTTTGTCTAAGAACTTATTCTTGTTCAGATGAGCACCTGATAGAGTATCTTGGCGATAAGCATTAGCACGATAAGGCTCGACGGAAGGACTTGTGTTACCCATAATAATACTAGAGCTAGCGTTAGGGGCGATAGCCATCGTATGTGAGAATCTACGTCCGGTTCCTTTTGCATCAGGAGCTTCGCCACGCTCTGAACCCAACTCCAAATTTGCTGCATCTAATTTTACTTTTACATTATTAAAAATCTTCTTGTTTACACTTACTGCGAGGGATGATTCCCAGGGGATGTTTTTCTTTTGTAGATATGCATGAAAACCGAGGGCACCAATACCAATAGAGCGTTCCATAGTAGCAGAATATCTTGCTCGTGATATGCTATCAGGAGCATTATCAATGAAATACTGTAGAACGTTATCAAGCATCTCCGCCACGTCCCGAAGAAAAAGTTCGTTATCTTTCCAATCATCATAATACTCCAAATTCAAAGAGGATAAACAACACACGGCTGTTCGATCCTTATCTGTGGGAAGAACAATTTCACTGCAAAGGTTTGATTGTTTTACACTTAGACCTAATTTCTTTTGAAAGTCAGGCAAGTGCCTGTTACTTGTATCGATAAAATGAATATAAGGTTCGCCCGTATGCATTCGCATCTCAAGAATGCGTTGCCAAAGTTCTTTTGCTGATACGACCTCGCGAACATCACCGTTATGAGGATCTTTCAATTCCCATGAATCATCGGCTGATGGGTCCAACATACACCTTTCAATGATTTGCATAAAGTCATCGGTGATGTTAATCCCATGATGCAAGTTTAACGCTCGCATATTAGGATCACCTGTTGCTTTTCGCATTTCAAGGAAGAGATGAATATCAGGGTGGGAAACATCAAGATATGCAGCATAAGAACCACGGCGAGTGCGACCTTGACGATATGCCAGCGAGGAGGCATCGTAAGTACGCAAGTGAGGCATAACGCCAACAGACTTGTCATCAGCAGAACGTATTCCAATACCAATTCCAATTCCGCCTCCTAACATTGAAAGCCAGTTTACCTCTGAAAGACAGTCCACCAAACCTTCTGCGCTATCGTGTAGGTAGGGTAGAAAACATGAAATAGGCAAGCCACGGCGAGAACGCCCAAAAGACAAAATGGGAGTAGAATAACTGAGCCAATGCTGACTGCTGTACTCATATAACCTTTGAGCGTGTTCCGGCGTGGAAGAGAAAGTTTTTGAGACATATGCGAACCTTTCTTGTGGTGATGTTTCATCCTCTCGCATATATGATTCTTTTAAACGCTTTAAACCCAATTCATCAAACAATGCATCTCGTGAATAGTCTAATACAATACCATGCAAAACATTTTTGCTCATGTAGAATCCTGTTTTAATTATTTTTCTAAAATTTGTTTTATGTTTGGAGGTGAATATGTATCAGGTTTCAAAACCTTGCCATCCTCGCGCTTTACTAGAACACCATCTTTCATTTTTGAAAAGTTTGATCGTGCAACTTCGTCCCATACTTTTTGGATAGGAATACCCAATGAATGACAAAGACCTTCAATAACCCAAATCAAATCAGCACAAGCGTCTGCAGTTTCAACAATATCAAAATGTTTAAATGCATATGAAAGTTCATAAAATTCTTCACGAACTAAATCAAAGTATAACATTGATTGTTGATTAAATGGTTGTAAATCTTCATGTACATTTTGTTTTCCTGCTTGCATAAACTTCGCAACATCATCTCGTGTATCCATTCTTACTCCTGAACAAATTCTGTAGCCATCGGAAAACATTTTGCAATAACATCAGCACACGCCTTTGCAATTTCAATATGTTCTTTTTGTGTTCCGTTTCCGGATCTGAGTTCAATATAATGCACCCATGATCTTAATGTACCGTTTATGTATAGGCGAGAAATTGTGTTACCTTCAGGAAGAACAGCTCGAGCAACTTCCTTTGCGATACCCTTTGAAACTGCCCACTCGTAAGCATTTTTTGCTTCAATGATAACACGTTGTTGCATCATTTCCCATTGATATGCAAGTTGACGATCTGCATCATCACGTAAATTTAAATCTACACTATTTTGTCGATTGTTGGTGTCTTGGTATCTTGCTTCTCGTAATACGAAAGCCAATTCTTTGGTGGGGTCGGCGTATCTTTGACTAAATTCCTGAAAGCTAAAACTTCGATGGCGCAAAATTTGTCGAGCAATATCTCTTGTGGTTTCAACCTCGAGGCAGGCTGAGACCATTTCGAGAGGTGACCAGTGTTTGTGCTTTGTGAGGTATCTGATGAGCTTTTCAGATGTTTGAGTGTTGAATTGGTTCGCAGGATTGGAGACACGGGCGCAATAGGCGATAAGTTCTTGAACATCATACATACCTTCCTTTTGCAGTTCAGTCGACGGTTTAGAATAACTAATTAAGTTTACTTTCATTTATATTCCCATTCACATGTTTGATCAAAACTTTTTTCTTGCATTGTCTTTTCACCCCAGACATGCCGTGGGTTATCACACATAATGCATTTTGGGTTACCACAATTTAGTACATGGTGTTTAGCAAATCTATGTGGTTGTTCAGTGTATTTTTCATCCATACCATATTGTTTTGCAATACGTACTTGTTTTTTAATTGCGTTTTCCTCTTTAAGAATTCTACGGGATCTTTTAGATTTGGTTTCTTCGTCACTCATTTAACACCTTTTCCAAGCGTAGAAGTTAGCACGCGCCTGCAATCCGCGAAAAGTATTCTTATCAATTAACGACTGTACATATGCAAGTGATTTCCCTGCTTTCACAATGTCATTAATATCTTTTTCCTTAAGAGATTGAGGCCAGATCACAACATTGTAGTCCTTTTCAACCAAATTCTCAATTACTTTACATACTTCCTTATTCCTCGGCTGATTGTCCACAATGACTGTCATATTATCTTTTGAATATTCTAGAAGTTCCAACTTATTAAAACCTGTTCCAATCACGGCGATTGCATTAGGTAAAAACAAACTATCAATAGGACCTTCTGTGACATATATATGCTTCTTTGAATTTACACTCTCACGACCAAAAACAAGTAACTCATCCTGCTTTATTTTTACAGTTATGTATCTAAGTTCTTCGTTTCCCAATGCTCGACAAGTTACACCTGCTAATTGTAAATTGTTATCATATAAGGGCATAACCAAGCGAGGCTCTTCACCTTTTATACGATTCTTCATTGACTCAGATATTTGTTCAATCTTTTTGATATTGTCAATAAAGTACAATGATTTAAACTTATCTGTAGGTATTTTTCTTTCGTGACAATACTTTGTAGCAATATGATCTTCAGGCAGCGTATCAAGGCGATCAAAAAGTTCATCGATTAAACTTTTTTTCTCCACAACAGGTTCGACAAATTTGAATTGAGGTGTTTTGTGTGACTTATTCGGAGCAGCTCCGTCTGCATATCTTTCCAATGCGTATTGTGAGTATAACGTCTGATCTGTTTGTTTTAGAAATGTTCCAAAGTGTATCGATACAGAACAATTGTGACACTTCATAAACATATCGTTTTTAACTTTATAGAAGTAACCTCTTGCCTTTGACTTTTTTGATGATGAGTCGCCGCAAATGGTACAACGAAAGTTAAAAAGATAATCACCCTTTCTTTTAAAGAGAGGTAGACGACCTGAAAGGAAATTAATATATTTTAGATCAATGTATAACGACATGATAGGCCTCCTTGAAACCTATCATAGTACACTACAACCAATTTGTCAATTTGATTTTTTCTTTGGTGTGCGCTTTTTAGCAGGAGCTTTTTTCTTTTCAGGTTTAGCTTCAACCGCAGGAGCAACTTCAACTGTCGATGTTGTTACTGTCAACGTCGCTTCGTGTTTTACTTCATCAAATTTTAACTCAAGCTGTTTGGGTTCTTCTTTTACAACCGGAACAGGTTCTTCTTTTTTAACCTCAACAACAGGAGGCGGTGCGGGTGTATCCTCTTTAGGGAGGGGGACACCAAAGAAGTAATTTTTAAATTTTGCCCATGAATTCATCTTTTTTCTTCCTTCTAAACATGTTAAGTTTATTCATCTTCGGTACAGGAGGTTCATCGGGAGGAAGGCCTGCTATCCCTCCAGATACCGCAGCATTATTGGCGGGTGCTCCGCCATCTTCTTCATCAAGATACTGTTTGAATGTCATTGAATATTTATTGTTGAAGAAATTCTCGACTAACGTTGTGTCATGTTCTTGTTTAAGAGACTCTAAGAACATTCTTTCAAGATTGATAGGTTCTACACCTTTTTCATACTGTTCACGTATGAGCGCGAAAGCGGCTGCGTAAGAGAGAAATTTTTTATTTTCGACAGGAACTTTTTCAATGATTCGCTTCAAACGAAACACAAGACGATGTAGAAGGCTGTATGCATCTCGTTCTTCAGTTGTTTTTAACTGAACTGCTTTTTTAAGGATCTTACCCTTTGCGTCTATAATACCTAAACGAAAAGCATCTGTCTTGTCAAATGGTGTGACAAGCATCTTTAAGATGCGGTAGACAATCGCGGCGTCGATAAAACGATTTGGCATTAAATGACTCTAAGTTTGTTGATTACTTCTGAATCCAAAGGTATATCAGATTCGTTTACTCCAGTATATAAAATGACATTTTCGGGCATAATGTTTAAAAATACTAGGAAGGTTTTCAAAGTAGGCCAGTGCTTTTTGTCAATTTTATAAAACAACATTTTAACAGATGCTTCAGGCCCAAACAAGTTACTAATTACAATAATATGATTCAAAAGTAATCTTTCTTTCAAACCCTTCCCTGCATGATAACGCCCCAACAGTCGTTTTACATACTTAAACTTTTTCATATCTTCATTGAATTCAGATAGTCCCTTACATGCAGGGTTATCGTAATTCTTTATAGCATATATTAAAAAGTTATCTTCAGTCAAGTCAAAAATCATTTTACCAAGTGGTTAGTGCTACTCTCTTCCAAACGTTCGCAGAACCTGTATAGTCTGCTGTACAAATGTAAAGGTAGTTCGTATCAAATGCAATCATGCCTTTTTTGTCACCTGCGGCTCCTACAGTTGCTGCAGGTGCTGTTTTAACTTGTGTAAGAGCCGCAATTACATTGCCTGCACTGATTTTTCTGCTGTTTCCACCCGATACTACATAAAGTAGATCAGAGGAAACAACAGAGTTCGTTGCAGTTTGTTCAGAAAGTTTAGGCATTCGTATCTCTTAATACTGTATCATCATCAGCATCAACTAACAAGTTACCTGTTGTTGGTGACAATGATGCATTTGCTGTATCATCGCGGTTAAAGTTCTTCGACATTGCAACCAATGTTTCAGTCCTTACGCGGCGAGCACCATAACCGTCTGTCCAAACAATCTGATGAATCCAACCAGGTTGATTGATGTTGTTGGCTTTATTCATTGTGTTGCCCGCTTCATTAGAATCAACACCAAATACTTTTTGAATTGTATAAGCGTTGCCACGAACGTTTTCAACAACATTAATATACTTAGGACCTTGTTGAACATTCGCTCTTACATTTGCAGTTGATCCACCATATGTAGTCGAAAGATTTAATGATGTATTTGAAAGAACATTGGCGACGTAGTATTTTACAGTTGAATTGCCTTGTACAGGACCAAAGGCAATGTAATCACCAGGTTTAACTTCGCTTAAAAATAATGTAGCGTTACCTAATGAATTAGAAACGGCAAAACTGCCGTTTGTTACTCTGACATTAGCTGTCAGTTGCTTGCTATCTAGTTTTCCCCAAGATGACATTTAATGTCTCCTTAATCTTCTAATGGATTTGTTTCGTTAGGTTTTTGAGCTTGACCTAAACTTTGAACACGTCTTACGTTTCCCTGATATATGTATTTACGACGCATTCCAGATTTATCTGTGACAACGTATGCAGCGTAAGGTTGCCCATTCATTGTTTTTCTTTCTATGCCTGTCACCTTATTTCCACCTTTTTGATGAGCATAGATTTTATCTTGAAGTTCACTATATGTAAGTTCAGAAATAACGAATTCCTCTTGACCTTCGACAAACATTTGTTCAACAAACGTCAGGAAGGGCATCAGTGTTTCATCGTCTAATTCCTTCAGGGATTCAATACCTTCAGCTTGCATGGCAGCTTTAAGGTAGTGTTCGTATGTTAGTTTTTCAGGTAGGTCAATAGTAAATGCATTACGGGATTCAATAATTTCTGATATTGAATCAACATCTAATTCTTCTTGTATTGAAGCCTTTGCAGCGCTTAGCGAAGGATATGATTTTCCTTTTTTATCACCCATGTAAACAGTAAATTTGTCATTCGCCATTTTTTCAATTGTATGCCCATTGCCTTTCCAAACAACTGGACCATCAGATTCGGCGACAATAGATTGTTCGCTTTCTTCCTTTACCCTTCCTGTCTTTTCAAGGTCGCGGAGCATTGCAGCTCGGTCGCTGTAACCTTTAACGCCAGGTTTAATGTCACGACCAAACATGCGCTGTTGAAGTGTTGGGTTCTTAGCATGTTTCATGGTTGTGGCGGTCTGATGGCTGACCCCTTCATTTTTCTCCATCTCATCAGATTTAGCGTGAAACCCCATCTCTGCGTTTCTTTTTCTATTTTCAGGTGTATCAACAATGACCTTTTCTTTTCCTGAAGTCTTATGTGTCACCATAACGGTTTTCTGTTTTTTTGTCATTGGACCTAAATCATCACTCTCATCAAGTTCAACTTCTTCCATCTTTCTTAAATTTTCAATATCACTCATCGTATCTTTACGCTTTAGATCATCAAGTTTAAGAGGAAATTGCTTTCTTGCATTACCTTTTCTCATGTAAGCAGGAACTTCAGAAGGTTGAGGTCCTTTGAGTGCATATTTATTGGCAACTTGCATTTCGTCTACTTGTTCAGTTTCTTCTTTAGTCATACGGTCAGTAGCCTTAATGATAGAATCCGTTCTTTTATTCATCTTTTTTGCGGTTTTTGACCATTCAGATTTCTTATCAGATTGCCCGACGCTAATGCCTTTCTGACCCAAATCAAAAGCCGCCTTCTTCACATATGACCCGAGAGTTGTTTTCGATAATTCATCAATCTGTTCAGTTTCTTCATTTTTCTTATCAAGTTTTTTCATAGCCATTGCTACACCAGAGTCTCGTTTATCAACTTTAGCAGTAGGCAATGTTTTGCGATATCTGGCATCAGAGGCTTTGTTTTTATAAGCTGCAAGAGTTTCGCGGCTTACTTCGTCGATCTGATCAGTTTCTTCCGCTACACCTTTCAAAATATTGGACACACGCTGTGCATCTTCTTCTGAAAGGTCAGGTTTTATGCTTTCATTTTTTGATTTGGCGATAGCAGCACTGATAGCCCCGCGACGCTTTTTCAAATAAGAATCTGTCTTATCCGCATCACCATCATTGTCAACGTCTTTATCTTCTTGACCAACGGGATCAAGTTTAACTGCTGCCTCGCCCTGTAGGACCTTTTTGGCCTCTTCTAATAATTGTCTGCTCATATTTTCCTCTTAGCAATTCCAGCGTCTTAGCGCTTTGTTAATGGGTGAATCAGGATCTCTTGCATTTTTCGCACTTGTTAGTCGTTTTTTCATTCCAGACATGCGTGAACAAAACGATTTTCTTCTTGCTGCTCTTTTACCTTTAGGGTTCTTTTCAGTAACAGCGGTTTGAAGTTTTGATCCCGGATTTTCACGTCTATAAGCATTTACAGCTTTTTGGCTTAATCCATCTGTTCTGTCAGATTTATTTACCTTTTGCCAATCTTCATCAATTTCAACATCTTCTTTTTTCATTCTTTCACGTTTAGCTGCTGCTGTTTCTTTTCCTGATTTTGTAAAACCATCTTTCGCATATTTTCCTGCAGCAAGATCAGCAGCGTATGTTCCTGGAGCAGGAGGTAAAAACGATGCTCTTGTTTTTCTTGGTGTTACAATGCCTTCACCTTCTTCTAAACTAGCTTCATCATAGCTCTCTTTAGGAACACAATTAGGCACCCATCTGTCACCTTTTTTCTTCATGCCTTGTTGAGTGTGAGTGTCCCAACACTTCTCATCCAAAGTTTCTTCGTGAAATTGTCGGAAAGATAACATAATTGTCCTTGGTTATTGTATTATTTATTTACTTTTATGTTTCAATCTTGTTTGTTCAATTCTTCTAATCTTTGGCATCAATCGTTGAGCAAGCATTGTTTGTACACCTAATTGTTGCAAACGCTTTAACCGTTGTTCTAGAATATCCTTTTCTTGTGGAGACAATGCTGACTTATCACGACCTGCTAGAAATCTTTTCGACAATAATCTTCTTGCTGCTAAAATAGATCTTTGTTTTAGTCTATCGGGGGATGATACACGTTGTAATCGCATCCCTCTCAAAATGTTTCTTTTTACACCAGTACGTCTAAAATCTCTTTGCTTTTTTAATCTTGCTGCAGGGGTTAGACCTTCATCAACTGTTTCTGTTTCTTCAGTAACATAATCTTCTTTTTCATATGTATCTGCAATATCTTCCCATGAAAGCGTATTCGCAATTTTTTCTAATTCAGTCGTATCTATTTTCTCATTATCTTTTTTTTTAGTTTCTTCGTGCAAATCTTTATCAGCAGTATGATATGTTTTGCCTTTTGTAATATAAGAATTTACACGTGCCATACCCCACTGCTGCGGTGTAGTTCCTGGGCGGTGACCTGTTTTCCATGCTGCAACACCACGTGAATAAACTTTCTTTAGTGTTGATAAAGAAATACCCGACTTTGCAGCTTTTGCAGCCAAACCTTTACTTGCTTCTTCATCAAGCTGATCTATTTCTTCATTCGTGGCTTTTTTGATTCCCGCTTCTCGACGTTTAATTAAGTTTTTAGTTAAGTCACGATATTCTGAACCTTTTTTAGCGAAAGGTTCTAATTCACGCACTTGTTGTTTTGACTTTTCTGCATATCTTTGTTTTAGCGCTTGACTAATTTCGTCTAGTTGTGTTTCTTCAGCCACTTCACCTGTATCACTCTTAGGAACATGAACGTAGGGAAGATCAGCAAGTGTTGAATCATCATGGTTTGCTAATTTCATCATCGTATTGACATGATCTATCATATACCCATAATGGTTATCGATATCTCCCAATTGCGTTAAAGCATCATGTGCCTTTGAAAGATAAAATGAAAAATCATGTATATCTTGATTTGTGGCAAACCCATTTTTCATTGAGTGTTTTTCCACACCCAAATATGCATCGGTTGCTCTTAAGGCAATATCAATTAAATCCTGACGTAGAACTGTATCCATTTTACTTTCCTACTGATCTTAGAAACCATGCATGTTTCTGGTGAGCTTGAATTCTATCCTGAAGAAAGTTTGATATGCCCAACTCTCCTATTTCTTCAGCCATTTTATATCCGGTCATCAATGATGCCAACACTTTATTATTTTCAATAAAAAGAAGTCTTGCCATTTCAATAGGTGAAGGTAAATTTTCATCTTCTACAATAGAAGTTAACTGTGTAATTCTTGATAATGACCCGGGTGCATAAATGTCAAGAGTTCTGATTTGCTCAGCTAATGTGTCAACACTTCCTAGAACTTCTTCATAAATTTTACCGAATAGCTCATGATATTGAAAAAAATCAGGACCTTCAACGTTCCAATGATAGTTGTGTGCCTTAAAATAAAATGTAAAGGCATCAGATAGACAAACTTTTAATTGATCTGCAAGTTGTTCTTTCATTTATAGACCTACATATTGTTTAAATTGCATATGTTTAAGGCGAGTAGGCTTAGCTTCTAACCCAGCCGAAACCGCAGCGTGCATGTCTTTTGTTGATTGCATCATCTTCATTTCAGCATCAGATTGAACACCTATAAGTTTTTCGAATGCAATTTTTGCTTTTGGACACATATCAAGATTTTGTGTCTTAGTATTCAGATAAGAAATTTGCGAAGAAGCTGCGCTTTGCTCTTGCAGTCGTTGTTTTTGTGCAGTACTCATAAGTAAAAACGGAATTTTCATTGATTCTTCTCCAAACCTTTCTTTGTACCTTTTCGTGTAAATCGATTCTTTCGTTTTTGCACCTTTATCACCAGGGGCGGGTGTATACGCTGCAGGATTATCGTCTGCCATCTTACTTGTTTTATTCCAGTGCGCTTTTCTTGCCAATTGTGTTTCGTGGGACAAATTACCTGAATACTTTTTACTTATACCTGATCGATTTCTTGGATTCTTTTTGTAAGAACCTGATGCCGTCTTATATTTATTTTCTTTTGAATTTGTCATTTTCTTTCCAAAGGTATTGTGCCTGCTGCTATTCCAGATTTAACCTTTTTCATTAATTTAGTAGCTTCGGGCCTTGAAAACATGGGTCCAAGATGTGCGTGAAATGTTTCAACATCACCCTCAAACGCAGCTTTACGCATCTTAGTGCCGCTCATGCCATGAGATCTATTTTCATCAGTGGGATAGTGTGTATGAACCTCATCAAACGATTTACCTTCCATCTCTTTGACTTTGCCTTTTTGTAGGCTATCTTTAATACCTTCAATGAATTTTTTACGATCAGATCCTCCAACCAGATGGAGAACCTTTTTTCCTTCTGGTAATGAATCATGTGCTTTTCTAATCACTTCTCCCATTCCTGTGATTACATGTGCATGAACTTTGTCGTTTTTACGTGACCATTGCCTTTCAAGAATATTGCCACGCTCTTGGGGAGTAAATGCTTCTGCCTTGCTCGATATGCCTACAAACTTTTTACCGGGCAACGCCATCATTGTGTCACCTAAATCTTTTGCGTGTCCCATATGTGAAAAGGGACTAAATCCCGCCATAGGCACTACTGTAGCATGATGACCCGCATCAGTTTCTTCATTAACAGCAGATTTGATACCAAGAACAGAACCCAAATGTTTTATTGCATTCGATGAATTGATCTTCTTATGCTTCTTCATATCAGAAGAAAATTTGTCAAATATCTCTTGATGTCTTTCTTGCGGGACATGTGCCTTAATTGCTTGTGCAACTTGATGAAAGGATTGAATGTGCTCCCCTTTCACCTTTGACCCGAAAAGTGTCTTAGCAATATGATCTGGTTTGTTGTTCCATTTATCTTCACCACCACGAGGAGACAATCCGTGTAGAATTGAGAACTTGTGTGTAGATCCCCCCGCAGCATTTAAAAGTATTTTATGATGAGCACCTTTTATTCCTGCTTTTGTATCATCCCAATGTGAACTGTGTGAAAACTTAGCAAATTCTGTAGGTTCATCTTTATGATATTCAGTGCCCTCAAAGTCAACTTGATGCACTTGGCCATTTTCATGTTTCATCAGCACGTGGTGTTCACCACCACCTTTACTGTAACCCGCAACTGTGTACTTACCGTAGGTAGAGCCTTTTTGCAAATGTGGTTGCAATGCATCAAAATGCTTTTTGTCTACCTTTACGTCAGCATCACCCATTTCAGATTTATGCTTGACCAATTCTTTATCAGAGATTTTCTTATCAAAAAGGTGCGCTGTAGATCCCGAGAAGGCACTTCCTGTATTTAATGCCTTTTGTCCTTTTCCAAAGATTTCGCCCCCTGTGTGCGACTTAACTGTATCATGCAATGCACTCATCATACCATGTAAATCAGATTGAACTTGATGCCTATTGTTGTCTGTTACCTTTATAGGTGCCGCAGATACATCATCAACAACAAGATTGCCCCCCTCTAAAATATAACCCTTAAACGTTTTCATCAGTAGGCCTTTTTGACTTAATATTTTTTGCATCGTCAGATGCTCTGTATTTTCTAAAAGCGTCGCTTGTTACTTTAAAACGAGGTGCATCTGCGTTTTTATTGGTGGGATGAATAACAGCACCTTCAGTTCCCGATCCCCACTTAGGTGCAATGTTTAAACTTTTTACGTGCTCATCAACCTTTGCAGAAACAGCAGTTTTAATTTTGTTGAACTTTTCTGTTTCTGCTTCCTTGTCGGATTTATTAGTTTTAGTTGTTCTTGCTTTTAAAAGATCATGGTTAAGTGACTTAAATGCCTTGTGTTCTGTTGACACATTAACCGAACCACCTTTGTGCTTGATAACATCATCGTCGAAGTTTATGTCTTTATCAGAAAGTTTTTTAAATTCTTCTGGATTGTGTTGAGCGTTTTCGGGTAGCTTCGTATGCAAAACAAATTTTCCTACCGTGCCCATATGAGAAGGATCATAGGATGTTCCCACAAATTTGACTTCGCCCTTCTTTGTATCACTTGGGCGAGCCCAGGGCTTATAGAATGATTCACCTCTAACCTTAACTTCTTCACCGGTTGATTTGTGTTTTTTACCGAGGTATGATTGAAGTTTTTCATTACCTTGCAGAATTTTGTGTATATGCCCAAACGCCTTCGGTGCTGTTAGATCAAGAGGCTTACCTGTTTCTTGTGATCTTCTTTTGGCCCGATCAGCGTAATCTTCAGGCTTTCGCATCTTCTCATTACCTGACCCAGATGATTGTGTATAAAATCCCTGCTCATCGTGACCCATCATCATGGTTTGCCCATCAGTTTTTTCAGTAACATCATCAAAATGAATCTTACCTGTTTTGGTCAGATTATGAAACTGTTCATGATCCATCGTAGTAATATGAGGCAGTCCCTGGCGTATCGACTCATTAAGTGTAAAAAATCTGAAAGTTAGCATGTGAAATCCTGTTTACTTTTATTTATTAATAGATCTCTCGCCATTGCATTCCCACACCCACATTTGTGCTCTGTGAACCTAGGTTCGTTGCAACCACTACGTAAATTTCAGAATCTGTTGAATCGTAGTTCTGAACAATATAATTTTTCTTTGCTGACGAAGGGACATTTGATGCAGGTGAACCACCTGCCTTTTGACTACCTTGTGTAGAAGCTCCTACCCACCCATTATCCAATTCATCCCCGTCAGTGAATGCTGTCGCATCGGTATTATATTCAACCGCACTATCAGCGTCAACAGTAGTCCACACATTTGATGTTATTTGTGATGAATCAGGCAATTTCAAAAGTCGCCATTTAATATTTTCCCCATCACTAAACATGTTGAGATTGCCCATTCGAACAATTACTCGATTTTTATATGTCCTAAAGGTATTTTTCAGACGAATAGCCATTATCGGAAGTGTTTGACCCGCAGTTAAAAGACGAGGTGTATTAGAGACTGCCCAGTCAATACCCGATTCGACGTACCCACCTTCACTGATTACGGTCGAACATATTTGATCGAAGTACGCGCCACTAGTTGTGCCAACGTTTAACATTTCGCATCTAATAGGTAAATTTGGATTAGACATGTAAACATTCGCCAACTCATTGCTATTAAGATATTCATGCGCTAAAACATATTCACCATTATGCACAAACCCACACCTAACTTTACCCACACCTAACCATTGAAAATCTATCCAAAATAATTGTGTTTTTGAAATATCTAAATCAAATGCACTTGATCCAGAACCATCACAAGTATCGTTACTCCAAGTATTTTGTGTGAATCTTCTTTCAACAGGTGTGCCCGTAACATAACTTCTTAAAACTATACTCAGCGTACCGTCACCTGTTTGTTCAAAATAAATTCCATCATTATCATCATAATACCCTGTTCTTTTAGTAACATTCTCAGTGGGTTCATAAAAATTAAAACTTGAAAGAATAAGCTGACTCTTTCCAGGCATGTAGTGGTGATAAAATTTAGATTGATGTACTATTCTGCTAGTTGTATTACTGGTTGTTGATAATCTTGCACAAGCCTGATTAACTTGAAAAGTTAAATTTCCCCCATTAACTTTATAATCAATAAAGTTGGGATCCAAACCATATAGGTGTTTATAATCACCTAATGTAAAAGGTACAGTAGTACGACTTCGACCAAATGCATCTGTGTTTTGATTTTCTTGAAACAAATACGTCATACTATTCTCCAACCGTTTCGATAAATCATTTGAATTCCACCATTATTAATTTTTAGAATAAATCCATCAGGATCATTATCGACATTACCGTGTACAATGATCGGATATTTAGAACACCTACCAGATTCGTCTTTGATGATGAGATACCTACCTTGTTTGACATTTGTTGGCAATGTTATGTTAACAACCCCCGCATAGTTGACCCCGATATAATAATCTTTTCTGGTTACCACATATGAATTGGAGGTAACCAATATCGTTGGCATGTCAAGATTATATACTTCACCTGCGCCACCTCCAGGCCCAGTTAAAGATATCTTGCTTATCCATTGCTCAAGAACTTTAATTTTTTCTTTAATAGCTTTAATATCTGCAGGCAGAGGTGCAACCGGTTGTTGATAAGAATCTTCTTTTACGGCTACAGCTTTTTCAACCTTTTCAATTACTGCAGCAGATCTTTCAATCAGCGTAGGTTGCTTTTCTTCTTCTATTTTTGGAGGAGGTGTAAGTTCTTCAACTACTTCAACAACTACTTCTTGTTCTTTGACTTCCTCAACCTTGCTTGTCACCGCCGTGTCAAACAGCTCTTTCAAATCTTCCATCATGTTCGAACGAATGCTTTCCTTTATCGAGGATTGCATTTCTTCATACTTTTTCACTTCTTCTACAATACCGGGGTCTATAGGTTGACCCATTGACTGAGCAAACTTTACTAATAATTTCTTTTCTTTAATTGATTGCATTGACACGTATTGACAAGGTGTTTAAAATAGCATTGTTGGGAATGAATGAAACCTATCAGTGTCCTAATTTCTTAGCGACTTTTTCAAGATGTTCATCTTTCATTAGATCAACATGTGAGTGTTCAAATCCTGCTGAATATACACGAAAAGCTGCATTCACTGTTCCTCCTGCTCTTTCGCGACCAATCGTAAATCTTCCTGTGCCTTTTGGTAGAGGAAACCCACCACCTGTTCTATCTCTCTTTTCACTCATTCCGCCTCGAAATGTTCCATGAGTGTGAATGTGTAAAACATCAGCTTCGTGATCTTTCATGTAAGCGTGAACGGGGTGTAAATCGCTAGTATCTGTAGAAACATTCGGAAGGTGTTTACCTCCTCGAGGATCTCCCCAATGTTTATTCAAATGTTCTAGTACGGGCGTCCCTTTAACCTTTGATTGTTCGATAGCTTTTGCTAAGTGAGGCTTCGCTTTCTTTGATTTTTCGCTCACATGCCATCCCTTTTCGGGTGTATGACTTAGCGCGATTGCCCCCATTTTTGCCTTTAAGCTAATCTTTGACTCACCACCAATTTGATTACTTTCTTTTCCGCCGTAACGAATACCTTTTTTCTTATTAATTATATGAAAATCAACTCCTCCTGTACTACCAGCTGTCACCGTTCCTTTGTCCATTAACCCTCTATTTTTCAGCTTGTCAGCAATTTTGTTTTCGGCTTCAAACCCAGCAGAGCCTCGACGAACAACGACTGATTCTGGTTTGTGCATGTAACTATGAGGAATTTCTACCTTTTTACCTGAGCTTCCGCTAACGGTAGCCATGTGCTTCCCATCGACTTCTTTAGTCGAGTGTACGGTTACTTTTGATCCTGCCTTCAATTCGCCTACATCGCGCGCGAGCATGTGCGTCATCTTTTGTCCGATAAAGGGTTCAATGTAAGTTTTCGTATGTCGAGGTGCTTTATAACCTGTAGCAGCAATGACCGTTTCTTGAAGAAGTTCAGAAACGTTTGCATATTCTTTGAAAAATTTAATAGACATACCGACCCTCTTAAAGGTTTTATTTGATATTTATAAAATAAAAAAGGGCGCCGAAGCGCCCTAAACCAACCAAGGATCCTACGAAATTACTGGAAAGCGCGCTGTCCCGCTGCTTTGTAAGCCAGGGCAACCATCTCTCGGCTAGGATTGCCGAGGCGATATGAAGTGCCTTGCTTGGTGCGATTGGTATAGACAGCGTAACCTTCACGGCGAAGTTCGCTTACACGAGCACCAAGAGAGGTTCGGCTGATACCGAAACGCTTGCCCGCTTGCTCGACGCTAAGGCTACCCTTCTGAAGAAGGTTAAGAACAGTTTTAGTTTGTGGTTTCATATTTACTCCGATAATAAAATTAAGCTACCAGTTGTTTCAATTCTTCCAGAACAAGATCATCATCTGGTTTCTGGGGCTTGTTAAGCACAACCTTGGGTTTCTGCTTCCCAGCAGTAACTTGCTTTTGTGCAGGAACTTTTGCTACTTTAGGTGTAGCAGCTACTGGAGTCGAGGTTTTCTTGTCAAAGGTTTCTTGAATAACATCTTTGAACTTTTGAAAACGTTCAATCTTCAGCAATTCTTCGCAAACTTGTGCTTTAGTCAGCTTAGTGGGAAACTCAATCAGATCGATCTCAGTGTGCTCCTCTTTGATCATCATCTTGATACGAGTTACCATATCTCCTTGACCGACTCGAACTTTATATTGTCCGATACGTTTAGAGATGCCACCAAAGTTGTATTTTGCAACGTCACTCATCTTCACTCCTAAAAACATAATATAAGTTAAAAAACGTCAATTGTCAATCAAAAAGTTGTGAAACAAGAAGTACAAAAACAGGAAAACCTACGATCCCAACAGCAGAAATAACATCATAAACGAGTTCTTTATTCATGTCAATCCTATTATTTCAAAAGTTCGTAGGGCTTGTTCCACTTTCCGATATTAACATCTACATACCAGCCTACATTGAAGTAGTCGGTTTGGACATCCGACTTGTCCCAATTGCCCTCTTGCATTGCAGCAAGGAGTTGCTCGAGGGCTTGTTTTGCTTTCCCAGAAAAGTGGTCGCGGAAGTGGTACGGATTCACATCAATAGATGTAGTAGCAGGAGTAAAACTTACTCGCCGACCAAACTCAGTTTGGCAAGTTTCATTGAAGTTCTTGATGAAATCGATCTTGCCGGCCTTGATATTCAGGACCAGCGTCGAATAATTCCGAACAGAAAGAGAACCCTTCAACCCGTTCCGGGCCAGAATGGCTTTGATTTTGGGGGCTATTTTCGCTTTGGTTTCTTGGGACATATAGGCCATGAAAATTCTCCGAATCAATCAATCAACAGAATCAATTATACAGGAACTAGAAACTTTGTCAACCGGTGTTGTTTTTACGCAACACTCATAGAAAAAAGCCAATCACTGTAACACCGATAAAAACAAGGGCGACTATCATACCAGGAAGAATCATGTCTATCTCCAATCAATCAACATAATCAATTATACAGTAACTAGAAACTTTGTCAACCGGTGTTGTTTTTATGATACAGTCAGAAACTGTGCAAATAGGCGCAAACATCGGGAAATTCCTGCATTCCATCAACTTCTTGGTCGATAGCCTCCAAGAGCATCAGCTTTAGAAGGAGTAGACAATCACGTTTATCTGTATCGCTCGGGAGATTTTCAATCATCTGATCTAGTTCATCTGTAGACCCTAGCTCCCACATCATGTTAGCGAGTTGGTGTTGTCGTTTGTTTAGGCCTCGGAGTTCCATTTAATTTCCTTTCAGAAAAGAGGTTACTTTGGCGGAATGCTTGCATGTTTTACGAAATGAGAATCCCGTACAGGTGCAAGTGATTTGATTTGGTGCAGCAGTGACAATATAAGATTTACCTGACGATTTACTAGTGATTTTAAAGGTGCGAATATTCGAATCAACTACTTGTCCTGATCCACCTTTATGATACTGTATGTCAACAACATAGGCGCTGTTAATGATTGATCGAGGAAAATCTTTGTTTCCTGTAGCAATCGCAAATTCAGAAGGAATCATCCACTTCTCGGGATTCAGGACCACACCCGTGTAGCGTTGTTTGATTTGTGCAGGTTCACCCAACCGCACATTCTTATGCTGTGTGGTGACTGTCACGGAAGACCCAACCTTTGGGACAGAAATCATGGTTTGCTCCATCAGAACCATTATTCTGCAGGAGAAAGTTCACTTTGTCAACCACCCGTATTGCATCTTTACAACAGGCAGCCATCTGTATGTTTTTCGCAACAGTTCGTTTCTAACGTGAATCCATCTGGCTTTTTTAAAGGTCCTTCTATATACTTTCCAGGTATGAAGTTGATCAAAATCATTAATATTTTTTAATACAGTTTTATAATCAATGTTTGGGTAATAATAACAAATTTCCATAGCCAGATCATGAGAAAATGCATCAATCTCCTCAACCATTGCAAAATATTCTAGTTTTTGCAATGAACTTCTTGATTGACCCTTTGAAAAGTTATAGTAATGGGTATAAAAATTTTCACAACCGCGGTTCTTAAATTGGCTCAAATGTATTAGTTCATGTTGTAACGTTTGTGACAACAAAAATATAAACCGTTCTTTTTTCTTTTTGCTAAAATACACATATCCTTTTTCTGCAGATATGCATATTTCTATCGTGATTGGTTTACGAAAAACATCGGGAGCGAATTCGCCCCCGACCATAAAATCTGTTTTTTTGTTAGTAAACTTTTGATTGATAATTTTTGTTTTGGCTCTATAAGGTAAAATGATTTCGTCTACTTTTTCTTTTATAGTAGACGCCATCACCCTACCTTTGATCCAATCAGAATTCTTGAACAAACGCTTCCAGATAGCTTTTCCTTGATACATGGGGCACTCCTCTGGGTTTTGTTTATTTATAAACGAATGCTAGAGAAATCTCGACTTGCCTTTCTTGTAATACTTTCTACTTCAATGTTGCCAGAATCGTGGATATTTCTTTGTGCAGATTCTTCCAGATCATACAAACGCATCTTTGCTCGATCTACACCAATCAAAAATCTTTTGTAAGCAGACGGATCGTTATATCGATTCTTCAATTGCTTAACCATCAATTGACCCATCTTCTCCAGTTCTTCTGTACTAATAAGAGCAAACATAAAGTCAGCAGTTGCAGGCAATCCAAACGATTCAGACGTGTCGGTCAGTTCAACATCAGTGTTACCATAACCACCTCGAGTCGTTTGTGTTGCTGATACGATGGGCAGATTATACTCAACCGCAAGGCCTCGCAATTCTTCTGCAATTGCCTTGACCATTGTGTAACTATTGACGTTTGAACTTGGCTTGAATCTTGCACTGGAACAAATGTTCAAGTAATCAATAAAAATAATATCAGGTTTGAAGTTACGCTTCAAACTAAGTTCATTCAACAGAGCCTTAAAATGTCCCACATGTGCTGATGCAGTTGGATATTCTTTGATGATGAGCTTGCCTTGGGTCTTTGTCAAAATCTTCTTGACACGATTTTCAAAAGTTTGTTTTGGAATGTCTTTCAATTCGTCGATTGGTGTATCCATAAGATTTGCATCGATACGTTCTGCAATTCTTTCTTCTGCCATCTCTAACGTAATGTACAATACGTTCTTATTTTGTTGCAGACATGATGCTGCAACATGACACATAAACAACGACTTGCCCACACCTGTTCCTGCAAGTGCAACGTTTAATGTCTTTCGAGGCAATCCATCCTTTGTGATTAAATTGAAATGATGCAAGTCAAAAGGAATTCGATCTTCTACACGATTATAAAATTCATATCGGTTAAGAGCATCATCAATATAGTCATGACCAACAGATGTATCGAAGCACACCCCTAATGCTTCTTGCAACAGTGTCGGAATACCATCCTTCGAATGAATTTTATCTCGACCATCAAGAATACTAATTGATGTTACGATTGCATTGTACACTGCTCGATCTTTGCAATACTTTTCTGTTTCATTGACCACCCAGTCAATATTTGTTTCTTCCTTTACGAAGGAATCAACAATCGCCATAACTTCTGAAAAGGTATCTTCAGGAATGTCTTTATCATTATGAAAAGCAATTTGCAACGCTTCACGCGAGGGGAGCGTGTTGTAAGTGTTAATAAAATCTGAAATATGTTTATAAACTATCTTAGTGTTTACTTCACTGAAGTATTCTTGTTTAAGAAAGGGAAATACCTTTCTCATGTACGCATCATTGTACATGAGATTGCTAAGGATAGTATTTTCTATTGTCATTTTTCCTCTTTATGCAATTGAACAGCTTCTGCAATTATATCAGAAATAATCAATTGCATCAGTTCAAAAAATTCATTTGTTTTATAATCTTTTTCTAACAAACCTTCAGCCAAATTAACCATATGATAATCGACTAACAGTTCTTCTGAATCCTTGTCTTTAAATTCAATGTTTTCGATTTGAATGACTGTATCTTTAAACTTCCCATCAGCAATTTCAATACCCCACTTCCCATCAACTGCCCACGGCAGGTACATTTCTTTAATTTGCATTTCCATACTCCTCCTCAATGTCATGAGTAGACATATCCGACATAATACTATTTGCTGATACGCGGTATTTGTTCTCAACAAAGTCGCTAAATTGTTTACTCGTTAGAATAGGCAACCAGAAGTCTTTATTGTTTGTATCGGCAAGGCGATATTTTTTATCTTCTCCTGCACGTGAATACCATCCGTTAGAAGGTTTTACTACAAATCCTCCGTCAAGTGCAACATCAAGCAATCCCGACCACTTACTAATACCGCCTTCAAATGATACTTCAACAGGGAGTTTTGATTTCTCGCGCACGTAACGCGACTTTTCAACATTGATGATAAAGTTGTATCCTGTCAAATCAGTGCCGTCTTTCTCTTGTTGACGACCAATGATAAAAATGTTATCAGCCGAATAGTAAACACCTGTACCTCCTGACACAACATCTTTCGGATACAACCCAATCTCTTTGTAAGTATGATTGACAACAACCATCGGAATATCCTTAATGGTAAGGTGAGGTGTAATCATTCTAAACAAAGATTTCATTTGTTTTGCGCGACTCATATCCGCAACTGACTTGCCTTCAAGCGCATCTTCGACTTCTTTTTTCGAAGCAAGGTTACCTACAGAGTCAACAATAATGATGATATGGTCGCCCCGACCAATGTTGCTAAGCTGAGCCATAGCGTCATGTTTAAGCTGCTCAATGTCGGTGATGGGTGTGTGGACGACTCGATTAGTGTCAATACCAAAACTATCGAAATAAGATTGAGGACTACCGAACTCAGAATCGTAAAATAGAACAACACTATCATCGTACTTATCCAAATATGATTTTGCCAGCATGAGAGCAAATGCGGTTTTAAAATGTTTTGACGGGCCTGCAAAGACAGTCAATCCAGGAGTAAGGCCTCCCGTCAAACTACCCGACAAAGCTACGTTTAGAATAGGCACAGGTGTCTGAATCATATCTTTCTTATTGAAAAATTTTGATTCAGACAGAGTAGCAGTTTCTTTGATGGTGCTATTCTTTTTAAGTTTTTCTAGAAGTGACATAGGTTTCCTTTAATCAAATAAACTTGCCAGGGATGCTTGTGGTTTTGCACTCCATCCCATACCTTCAATGATTGCATTAAGTGGTTCAATAAATGACTTCTCGAACATTGTATTATAGTCAACAAATTTTGTCAATCCCAATTCATCAGGCAACTGTCCAATGAAGGCAATGCAGTTCTCTGAGATAGGATTGGGTTCAACAAGGTATAGGAACTTGATCTTCTCGCCTTCTTGGATTAGTTCAAATTTCTTTTCAAGATTTTTCTTTTTAACATGAAAGTTATACAACAAACTTCCTCGCACATGCATCGGTGTTGCACTTTTGTAAATGTTGGCATTGTCTGAATATTTTGCCAAACCCTTTACACCTCGAGGAAAGGCAATCTCATGTGGTTTAAGAGTTTTGAATTTACTTTCTGTGTCATCGATGAATTTGTGTAGCTCCCCCTCTGTTGATGTGAGGGCAAGACGAACTGCTTCGCGCAAGGATTCACGAACAGGTTCTGGTGTTGATGACTTGACAATCTCTAATCCCATTACTTTTAGTTTAGGATCTTTATATCGCACACCTTCATTATCATAAACGTTTAGCGCATACCTTTTCTTAGCAACCCAGATCCCGCGGTCACTGATTGCCTCGCGCTTGAATATAATTTTCCTTTGGAATGCGTTTGTATAATCACCGATACCATCACATGCTTTGTTAATAACTTTAACAATCTTGTCTTCGCAAATTTTATCGAGGATCTCAATGATCTTGTCCTTCGGTTGCCCAGCATAGAATTTCCTTACAAGAGGATCAAGAGTAATATAACAGCTATCAGTGTCACTATAGAATGCATAATCAAACTTCTCAGTCCCACAAATTTTATTTAAGTATTCATTCAATGCAATTCCAACTCGTTGAATGATGTATTGTCCTGTAATTGTAATACCTTCAGCAATTCGATCATCGTAAAACCTAAAATATTCGTTACCCCATGCACCGAACAATGAATTCAACTGAATCTTTCTTGCCATCTGAAAGTTGTTGAACTTAGAAATTTCTTTCTGATACTTTTTGTCTTTTGTTTCTTCGTATTGCTTTTGTGCTGCAATCATCAACTTCTTATATCGTTGACGGTCATCAAATAACTTTTGAACGATCTCAGGAAACATGCCTTGACGATCTCGTTTGTAAAAGTATCCATTTGCTGCCATTGTTAGATCAACATCAACTGTCTCGTTTGAAATATCGAAAACATGATTGACCATACCTTCAATGGTTGTGTCATATGAATGGTTGGGAATCATTGTCTCAGGAGACATGTTGTATTGCATAATGATTGAAGGATACAGTGAAGTTGCATCAAAAGACACAACCCAATCATATTTGCCCGGGACAGGTTCTTTGACAAAGGCGCCAATGATTTGTCTGCCGCGGCGCGATTCGTCTCGTTGATGAACGATAACTTTCTTGTTCCACAAGTGATTGTAAATGATACAATCCCAAGTACGAACAGCCGAAAATACATCTGCATAGTTACACTTTGCATCATACGCCATCGTAATGATGAGTTCAACTAGTCGCATCTTATCTTCAAGCTGGTCGACCAGTTCGGTATCGATTACGTTGTAATCAACAAACATTTGCCAGTCATTTGTGTAGAACTCTCGAAACGTATCGTAAGGATTCTCAAGTTTCTGTTTGCCTAGTTCAACCTTTGCGATATAGTCGAGTTTGTAGGACTCTTGTGCTGAATAGGTAAATTTTTTATACAAATCAATGTAATCAAGAATAGCAACACCAAGAATATCAAACGCAAGGATTTCCTTTCCTGCCCTCTCAAAGGATTTGTCATTAATCACATTCCATGGTGATAGACGGCGTGTCATCTCAACACCAAGGACCTTTTCCATTCGACGAATAAGATAAGGAACGTCAAAGGTATCGATATTCCAACCCGTCAAAATATTTGGGTAATCCTTTTGCCAAAATAGCAAAAACTTACTCAATAGATCATACTCATCCTTGCACTTTGCATAGATGTGGTTGGGTTTGTTGCCCACATAATCACCACATCCGAATGTTATGATCTCTTTAGTGACTGAGTTTTGTATACTTATGAGAAGAACAGATTCGATGGGATTGTTTACATTCGGGAATCCGTGTTCTGAAGATGTCTCAATGTCGATTGAGTAGATACGAATATTGGAAATATCAAACTGTATTTCACCTGAGTAGTTTTCGGTGATATACTGATAGGCAAAATTCTTGTTGCCAAAAATCTCAAAATTTTCTACATCGCTGTATTTGCTAATGAATTCTTTTGCGTCATTGATATCCGTGAACTGAATAGGTTCAAGGTTGTCACCAAAGACAGAAAGATATTCATCGTGCGATTTCTTTGACTTGACAAATAGTTTTGGTGCAAAAGGAATCTTTGCCTGTGTATGATACCCGTTATCTACACCTCGAAACAGAATACGATTACCATATTGAATAACACTTGTGTAGAATTTAGACATAGTATCCTTTTTATGGTAGGCGCGGTTGGGTTCGAACCAACGACCAATGGATTATGAGTCCACTGCTCTGACCGACTGAGCTACACGCCCTTAACTTGGTGCCAGTGACCGGACTCGAACCGGTACGCATTTGTGTGCGGCGGATTTTCTTACCACTATAGTTTTCACTACCTGCTCACGCAGTTTGTGGTCTGGACTATACCTTCACCATTGCTCTCACTTATTGCTCTCACTTTAGGTGCCTGCCGTCTAGTCTCTACACCTTCCCTTTCGGGCTTGGCTCGGTATTAGCATTTTACAGCTTTCACCGAATTTGACAGGTTCTACTTCTACCGTTTCCAGTAGAGCACTCAAATTGTCTATAAGTCCGCTGGGTCTACCTATTCCCCCACACTGGCAAATCACGTAATACACCAATTATAATACCTGCCGCAGGAATTAACAACAAAGAAAGTGCAAAGAAAAAACTTAATGTGAGTAGCAGGTATATAATCTTTTTTATCATGAAAGTTTAATAAGTGTCAATACCACTAGTGCGGTTTACTGAGTTGATGCCAATGCCCGAAGTGATTTTAGATGGGCAATCACCTCTGCTACAAACATAACCTTGCACGCTATCAAGATGACACACAGCACATTTATTACGCCATGATGATACGGGTTTAATATCCTCAATAGACAAAGGTTTAATAGTTCGAATCATCCCGTCCTTATTCAGCTCAGACACAAGATAGTCAAAAAGAATTTTTCTAACATCATGTGCTTTACACCCTTCAATAATAGAAACAAGTTTTGCAATATCATCAATTGTCATTTTTTATCTTCCTCTTTTGAATGTTCATCGCAAGCAGTATAGAACCAATATTTACCTCGAAATTTTCCTAAATTACCACAAGCCTCGCAGGTAATTGCACTCATCGCTTCAGCCATTCGAACCATGCCATCGATTGTTTCATCACCACCATCATAGTAGAACCGAAGTGTACTGTACTTCTCTTTAACTTGTGTTACCGTAACTTGTGGTATATATTCAAACACCATTTGTTGATCAATCTGACCCTCGGGGTCAGCTTCTTTGTTTCGCTCAATAATTCGTTTATTAAATTCTACACGGTAATCAATATATGATTGAATCTGGTAGCAGAGTGTATCGAGGAGAGGGATCCAGCCATCTCCACATTCAACACCAAACATACAAAACGGTTCAAGCTCATGACCCTCCCGAACTTGAAAGATCAAAGGGTATTTTTGAATCAGTTCAGTCATTGTCATATTTTGGCTCCTTAATAGCAGGCTTTCTTCGCAGGAATTCTGAGAGTTTAATTGACCATTGCCAATAAACATGCCTCACACCAATCGTAATTCGCAGGTAAGGTAGAATAGCACCGACATAGACTTCATTCGGTGCAATACCAGCATCAACACCGAGAGAAAAGTGTTCCATCGACCAAACATTAAATAGTAACCAATGAACACTCCAATTGTTTGAGTTCCACTCATCACCTTCTCGATAGTGCCACCGAGGCACCAATGGGCATACATCATTACACCACCATTTATGCAGTGGATAATGTTCCCACCATTCTTTATCTCTACAAGGTCTTTCTTCACTCATCATGGTGCTCCATGTTGTTTCTTCAGATTTTTAATTTCTTGCTTGAGTTTATGATTTTCAAGTTTAACCCAACCTAAATCATCCTGCATCTTTCGCATTTGTTCAGCAAAGTCACGATCAGCAGGTGTTAGGTTTTCTTCTGGTGTGATAATGAACTTACCTGCGTCCCAGTCAAATCCCATACCAATGTGTTTAATCTTAACTGTAGGATGAGCACCTACAGTAGAGTATGGAAGTTTAATTTGAATTACAACTTCTGGATCTTCACGCATCATACGTTCTTCATTGTGATGAGCATTCACCAATCGGTGCAGTTCACTTAGTTTCATTATTTACTCCAAAATGTTTAGCAATTCTCGCAGCAGCAGTATCAGCGCCATAAATCATATCATCATTTACACCACGCGAATCAGCCACAGAATGGGCTTGTTCAATGCATTCTTGCACAATTAACATGGCGAACTTATCAGTATTCAAATGATTGGTTTGATGATCCCAACATTGTTTTTCAAGTTCTCTCATTCGTTCGTTCATCGCTTTCCCCAAAGAAATCGCAGAGTCAACCCATCAACAAAATTCCTCTTGAATCGTGTTTCGGGTGCCCAGACAACATAGCCAATGAGAATGCCTACGATCCAACCAACAAAAAACCAAACAGTAATTTCGTTCATCATTCAACTCCGAAATGTTCTTTGACTTTTTCAACACAGTCTCTACGGAACGCATCTTCGATCTGATTGCGATAGTCTTGGTATCCTGGGCTTAGATCTTCTACAATATCAACACATTCCTGAACAATCAACTCGGCGAACTTTTCCGAAAAATAGTCTCA